CGCGCACATCAGGCTCAAAGTCGAGCAAGCGCAAAGCTGCCTCTGCGATGATCGCCAAGATACCGATCGAACTGTCCCGGCACATTGCAGCGGTCTGGAAGCCCCAGGAGGCACGCTGTGGCTGAGAGACTCAAGTATATAAATCCCTTTTTTTTCGTCCAGAAGGGCAGCATGCTATCCTTAGCTCACCTGATTCCTTGAAGTGAGCGAACCGGTGGGCGGCGGCGAAAGGAAGCGCCGTGCGCCCGCCACCTAACCGGAGAGCCTGCAGATGCCGATCAACTCGCGTACCGAGACCGAAGTCGGTGAAGCGCTGACGCTCGTCGCGCACACCAAGATTCACCCTGGCGTCGAAGAACTAGGCGCCGCCATCAATCTCTCTGACGACTCTGCCCTCGACCAATTCCAAGCCCGTGCGAAGATCGGTGACCGCGAGGTCACGCTCGCAGCGGCGGGTTCCGGATTCACTTCTCCCGTGCACCCGATTATCTCCGCATCTGGGGATCTCACGGCGCTCGCGGCGAACGCGACCGGCCGTTTGCACCTTTCCACGCGGGGGCTCGACGAGGTTGCGCTGTACGCAGCGTGCGCCGCGGCCGTAGCGGCAACGGGCGTGCTCACAGCAGCCGCGAACGCGACCGGCGGCGCTCAAGGCACGGGGACGCTCACGGCGTCCGGTAATCCGACCGGTGGCGCGTATGCGGCCGGCGTCCTGACCGGAACGACGATCGCCGCTGGCGATACGGTGACAATCGGCGGCATCGTCTACACGTTCGTCGCTACGCTGCAGATGCCGACGAGCCCAAATCAGGTCGTGGTCGGCGGGACTGACAGCGACAGCCTTGACAACCTGATCGCAGCCATTAACGGCGGGCCAGGCTCGATGTACGCCTACGCGCTCGGCACACCACCGCATCCGACAGTCCTGGCGGCCGCCGGCGCAGGGGATACGATGGACGTGCTCGCGCGTACCTCTGGCGCTGCCGGCGATTCAATCACGACGACGGCGGTCCTCACGGCTGGCGATTTCGGAGCGGCCACGCTCGAGAACGGCGCCGATGCTGCGACCGTGACCATTGGCTCGATCACTTATACGTTCGATGCGGAACTTGTCGACGAGCCGTATCACGTGCTTGTGGGGGCCGACGCGGACGAGACGCTCGATAACCTCGAGTTCGCCATCAACGGCGATACGGGCGAGGGGACCGTCTACGGCACGGGCACCGTCGCGCATCCGCTCGTGACAGCCGCGAACCAGGGCGACGATACGCTCGACATTGCGACGATCGATCGCACCGGCGTGACGATCGCGACCACGGACACATCAGATGATCTCGCGTGGGGCGCAGCCACCGTGCAGAGCGGCGTGACTGGCGATCGCGTGACGATCGGCGACATCACGTACATCTTCGATGCGACCACATTGATCGACGAACCGAACCATGTGCTTGTCGGTGGCAGCGCGAGCGCGACGCTCGACAATCTGATCGACGCGATCAACGGCGAGGACGGCGCCGGCGAAGAAGGCACGGTCTACGGTACCGGCACGGTCGCGAACTCGCTCGTCTCCGCAGCTGCGGGCGACGGCGATACGGTCGATCTGACCGCTGCGACGGCGGGCAAGGCCGGTAACGCGATCCCAACGACGGTCGTTGCCGCGCAGCTCTCGTTCGCGGCCGCGACACTCACGGGCGGCAAGGGCCCGACCACGGTCACGGTCGATTTGCACGGATGACAAATGGCGCGTGCGACGGATGACGCGCGCCGTTGGGCGCAGATCAAGGCCGAGTACAGCGCTGGTGCGTCAGTTTCTTCGATTTGCGCGAAGTACGGGCTAACGTTCAAAGAACTGCTAGATCGCATCGAGGCCGATGGGTGGATACGCGGCGAGCCACCGCCGAACGCGAAGTTCGAACCTGACGATCACGGCAGCGACTTCAAGCCACCGGCCACGCTCGAAGCTGTGAGACGCCAGAAGTCTGAGACCGTTTCTGACATCCTGAAACGCCACAAGCGGCTCTCCGAGCAGCTCGGGCAGCAAGTCGAGCTTGAACTCGCCGAGCTTCAGGCGATGCAGTCCTACGCCGCATCGTTCCTGAACGATGGCCATATCGAACAGCTCCAGCAGGAGTGCGGGGCGAAGCAGGACTGGGCGAAGTTACTCGCGTACCTGACGAACGCGATGAAGGCGCGGAAGCTGTCCGCGGATCTTCTAGAGAAGGTCGCGCGCACGATTTCGCTGCTCGTGCAATTCGAGCGCAAGGCATGGGGTCTCGAGGACGATGCTGGCGAGGCCGAGCAAGTTTCTTACGACGATTTGCTCGAGCAGATCAGGACGCCGTTCCAGAACCGTGAACTGCCCGACAACATCGTGCGATTCGATGAAAAGCTGAAACGCCGCAAGCTCCAGTGACCACAGCCGCCGAAGAGGTCGTTCGAGCCGTCGTCGGCATGCCGCTGCCCGAATACGCGGAGCGGTTTTTGCGGATCCGCACGAAGGAACAGGGCGTCCAACCGTTCCGGTTCAATCTCGGTCAGCTATACGTCCACATGAAGGCCGAGCGGCAGCTCGCCGATCGTGGATTCGTCCGTATCTCGATGCTGAAGGCGCGGCAATATGGCGGTTCCACCTACATTCAGGGCCGGTTCTACTCGCAGATCGCGCGCGGCGGCGCCGGCATTCGCACGTATATTCTGACGCATCACTCCGAAGCGACGAACAACCTGTTCGGGATGACGCACCGGTTCCACAATGGCCTCGATACGCGATTGCGGCCGACATCGCCGCGGCCGTCGCAGAAACGCCTCGTGTTCCCACGTCTCGACTCGAGCTACGCGGTCGCGACGGCCGGCTCGGACGCCGTCGGCCGTTCGGACACGATTCAGCGATTCCATGGCAGTGAGGTTGCATTCTGGCCGCGCGCCGCCGACCACCTTGCCGGCGCGCTGCAGGCGGTCCCGGCGCGCGGCTTCGGCACTGAGGTTTGGCTCGAATCGACCGGCAACGGCATCGGCAACGCGTTCCATACGAACTTCACGATCGCGCGAGCCGGCAAGTCCGAGTTCGAGGCCGTGTTCGTTCCCTGGTTCTGGTTCGACGAGTACCGGGCGCCGGTAGAAGATCTCGACCTGAACGCCGACGACGCAGACTACATGGAACTGTGGGGGCTCGACGAAGAGCAGATGCAGTTCCGGCAGAACAAGATCATGGAGTTCGGCGGCGGGGAAGCTGGTCGCGCGAAGTTCATGGCCGAATACCCGGCGGTCCCGGAAGAAGCGTTCGCCAAGAACATCAAGGGCGGGTACATCGATGCGAAGTACGTGCTCATGGCGCGCCGCCGGCAGGCGTGGGCGGTCCGGCCGTTGGGCCCGCGTATTCTCGGGCTCGACCCATCGTACACGGGCGAGGACCATTTCATCTCGTTCATGCGGCAGGGCCGACTTGCATGGCGCGTTGGTCGATGGTCGGGTCTACGAACGACTCAAAGTTTGCCGCGCCTCGCGGCAATCATCGAGCGCGAACGGCCGGACATCATCTGCATCGACGTTGGCGGTCCAGGCGCCGGTATCTACGACCAGGTCGTCGAACTCTATCGCGGTAAGCCGATCGTCGTGGTCCCAGTCCTCGGTGGCGAGCGCGCCGATGATCCAGAGCGATGGCGTAACAAGACCGCGGAGAATTGGGGCCGGATGAAAGAATGGTTTGAAGGCCCCGTTGGCCCGTGTATCATTGATCGGGTAGCAAGCTCCCCAACCGCAGAAGAGCGGGAAAGGGCGCTCGAGGAAATCCAGGGTGACATCACGAACCCGTTGATGGATTGGGACAACAAGGGCCGGCCTGTGCGCGAGACGAAAAAGAAGATCCTCACTCACTCGCCGTCGCCGAACAACGGCGACTCGTTGGCCACCACGTTCTCGATCATCACGGGGCCGGATTGGAAACCGTCGGATACGGACATGGAACACGCCAGACGCCCGATCAATCCCTGGGCGATCTGAGGGGCCCGAGGCTATGTGGTAGGAGCCGGACCGCAGTCAATCCAAGTCGCCGGTGACGACTACGCCAAGAAACCCGGCCTAACGATCGAGCAGCTCTGCTCGTTTCTCCAGGACATCGACTATCAGCCGTCATGGCGCGGTCGCGCCGACGTCGAAGCTGACTACTACGACAGCAATCAGTACGACGCCAAGACGCTCCAGGAAATGGAGCAGAAGGGTATCCCAGCGATCGTCGTCAACCTGATCGCGCCGACGGTGAACCTCATTCTCGGCATGGAGGCCAAGGTCCGGCAGGACTGGATTGTTCGCGCCGACGACGACGATAAGGTCGAGTTCAGCCAGGCGATGACGAAGCTGCTGCAGCAGGCAGAGCGCGAGACAAGCGCCGACAAGGCGTGCTCCGACGCCTATGCAGGGCAGGTCAAGTCAGGACTGCATTGGGTCCACGTTCGACGGCAGCGCATGAACCCATTCGGCTATCCCTATGTCGTCGAGCCGATTCACCGACGCGAGATCTGGTGGGACTGGCAGGATGAGTCACCCGGCCTCGAGCGAGCCCGATGGCTCGTGCGTAGAAAGTGGTTCGACTTCGATGTCCTTTTTCATATGTTCCCGAAGCATCGGGATCTCATCAAGAACATCCAGGCCGGTTGGGCAATGTTCGAGTCACGTGCCGATTCGGAGATCGGGCAGGCGCTCTATCAAGACTGGCTCACGGAACGGCAATTCGATTTCGGTATCGATACCTGGCGCAATCTCGAACGCAAGCAGGCGATGCTCTACGAGGTATGGTATCGCATCCCGCGCTGGGCCTACGTGATGACGCTCGAGAACGGGTTCAAGAGCGAGTTCGACAAGCGCAACCCAGTGCACCGCGCCGCGGTCGCCGGGGGACACGCCGAAGTCGAGTATACGACGATGTTCGATATGCGCCTGTCGTGGTGGCTAGGTCCGCACCGGCTGGTCGATAAGCCAAGCCCGTTCCCGCACAACGAGTTTCCGTACATCCCGTTTTGGGGGTATCGAGAGGATCGAACCGGCGTGCCATACGGGCACGTCCGTGCGATGAAGCCGCTGCAGGACGAAGTGAACTCGCGGCGCGCGCGCATGCTCTGGCAGCTCTCTGCGCGCCGCATGATCGGGTTCGATGACGCCGTCAAGGACAAACGCGCAGTCGAGGCGGAGGCCGCCCGGGCGGACGCGGCTATCTGGCTCGATGGATCGAAGCGTCGAGCGGGGCAGCGGATCGATGAAGTATTGAAGTTCGACGATAACCTTGGCCTCAATGCACAGCAGATGGAGGCGTACCGCGACGCCGCAGAGCGGCTCCAGGACGTCGCGAACGTGTTCAAGGAACAGCTCGGCAAGGCCGGTGCGGCGGAATCAGGGATCGCAATCTCGCAACTGATCGAGCAGGGGACTACGGCACTTGCGGAATTGAACGAGAACTACACGTTCGCACGCCGGATGGTCGGCAATCAGGTCTTCTCGCTCATCAAAGAGGACATGGGCACCAAGCAGACCGAAGTGAAGGTCAGGCAGGTCACGAGCGCGCAGCCGAGGAAGGTCGTTCTGAACCAGCGCAAGCAGGACGAGGAAGCCGGGTTCACGTACCGAAACAACGACGTGTCGATGACGCGCGCGAGCGTCGTGCTCGATGCCGTGCCCGCGTCCGCATCGTTCCGGCAGCACCAGTTCAAGGAGCTTGCCGAACTCGTTAAGAAGCTACCGCCGGAGCTTCAAGCGCCGATGCTCGATATGGTCGTGGAGGCATCCGACGCACCGTTCAAGGACGAAATCGTTCGACGCATCCGAGATGCTCTCGGCATCCAGGATATGGATCCAGAGAATATGAGCGCCCAGGAGCGCCAGGCGCTCGAAGAGAAGGCCAGCTTCGAGGACATGATGAAGCAGCTCGAGCACGCGCTACAGCAACTGGCGGTCGAGCGCGCGGATCTCGAGAACAAGAAGCTCGACGCCGAGACCGAGCACACCGAGGCCGAGACCCAGAAAACGGCGGTGGAAACTGCAAGACTTCGGCGCGAGCCGATCCAACGGCCGAAAGAAGCAGCGACAGCGTAAAGGGTTACGACGATGCGCGAATACGTGTTGCTCAGACTAGAAAACTCGGACCGATTGGCGCACCAGCTTGGACTCGATCGGTTCGGTGGCGAGTTCGAGGATGCGATCTCCGTAGAGCGTCGCAGGCACTTCGAGCGCAAACAGGCGGCCGCGGTCGCTGCACGTAGGACAAAAAGACGGGAGGCATCGTGAATAGAACACTCGCCGACGTGCCGCGCATGCGGATGGCCGACATGAAGATGTCGAAGAAGGATCGCAAGGAGAACATGCCCGTGGCGAGAGACGTGGAGGAACCGCCGTATCCAGACGGGCTCAAGCTCAGGCTCGACGACGACGCACTGAAAAAGCTCGGGATCACGATGCCGGCCATGGGAGACCAATTCAAGATCGTTGGCCACGGCACGGTGACGTCGGTCTCGTCGCACGAAGGGGAAGGTCACAAGCACCGCAGCGTCGAGATCCAGATCAAGAAGCTCGCGCTCGGCAAGGGCAAGGCGGCGTAGGAGGTTCGATGCCGAAAAAGTACGAAGGAATGCGCGATAGCTTTGTGTCGCAGGGAATGTCCGAGTCGGCGGCGAAGAGCAAAGCTGCGGCGATCTACAACGCGCAGCGCAAGCCCAGGCAGCGGCCGGTGACGCAAAATCGCGCCGGCCATCGGACGAAAGACAGCCGACGCTCGCTCGCCGACGCTCGCCGGCCGCGTTACTGACAGGGCTTGCGTCCCGTCGAAACACGTCTATGATTGAAGTGACGGATAGCATGCTATTCGTTTTCGCGCTGCGCCCAGCGACGTAATAAAAGGGGCTTCGCTACTCCGGACGATATGGAGAGTCATGGGAGACAGTACCCAAGACGTTGAGAACGACGACGACCGTCTGAGCAAATTGCTGGAAGAAGGCGTCGAGATTCCTGACGACCCGCAGGCCATCGAGGCTTTACTCGAAGGGACCGCCCCCGAACCGGAGAAGACCGGCAAGGACGGTGACGCTGCCGGCGACGGCGCAGGCAAGGAAGGTTCGGATCAGAAAAAAGACGCCGATCAGGGCAAGCAGGCCCAGGGCGTGGATCCTGACAAGGACCCCGACGAGAAAGGCCCGCCGAAAGCGGTCCTGCGCGCCACGCGCGAAAGCCTCCACCGCGCCGAGAGTCTACTCACCGAGCGAGACCAGGAGCTACAGGCCGAGCGTGCACGAGTCACTGAACTCGAGCAGAAGCTCACCGATGTCGAGCGGAAGAACGGCGCTACGCAGGAGCAGCTACAGGCTGCGGCCGACGAGGCTGCTGGCAAGAAGGTCGATCTCGAGAAGCTCGATGCGAAGGCGCTCGATGATCTCCGCAAAGACCTGGACGATTCCACGGTCGATTTCCTCGAGCGGCTCGTCGAGCAGCACGAGGCAGTCAAGGCCGATCTCGCCGAACTGCGTAAGGCCAGCGAATCGCTCGTTGCACGTTCTCACAAGACCGATGCAGAGCAGCAGCAGGAGGATATCGACTCGGTGCCGCTGCTTTCGGTGATCGGCGCGACGCGATCGAAAGAAGCCGATGCGCTCTGGGATCGTGCGGTTGCCTACGAGAAGGCCGTATGGGCCGACCCGGATTTCAGTGGCAAGCAGCAGCGCGAGATCTATGCCGAAGTCGGGCGACGTCTTGAGGCGCATCTCGGACCTGAAGCCACTACGAAGTGGACCGGGAAAGAGAAGCCGCCGGCCGGAAACGGCAATGGGAAATCCCGTGACGAGGTCCTCGAGGACAAATTGGCGAAGGCGCGCGATAGCGCATCGCCGGACAGCCTCAGTGACCTGCCAGCGGGTTCTCCCGCCGCGCAACACGAACTCGAACGCTTAGATGCGATGTCCATGGATGACTTGGAGGCTTACCTAGAGAAAGCCGCCGCCAAGGGACAGGACGCATATGACGAAGCACTCGCGAGGTTGTCGACGGCAGAGCGCTAACCAACGCAGCAGATCACGGGGCTCGGAATCAACCAATCCACCCCACCCCGAAAAGGAGTGACCTGCAATGCCGACTGTCATCCCGTCAGGAGATCCGAGAGCCATCAAGCTCTTCTCGGTCGCGCTTTTCGCCGAGTCTCAGCGGAAGCACAGCTTCAAGAACGCGAATACCGGCGCGGCGCCGAAACAGGCTGCAGCCGAGGCCAAGTTGCGTTCGCAGACGAGCCCGGACTTCCCGATCGTCAAGCTGCGCGACCTGTCGTCCAAGGCGGGCGATACGGTCTCGATCGATCTGGTGAACATCATCAACGTCCGTCCGACGATGGGCGACAAGAAGATCACCGGTCGGCTTGGCTCGCTGTCGTTCAGCTCCATGGAGATGAAGATCAATCAGGGCCGGTTCGGCGCCGATACCGGCGGTCGCATGACGCAGCACCGGACGCTCCACAATCTCCGCAATCTCGCAAAGGCCAACCTCGTCGGGCTGAACTCTCGCTTCGAAGACCAGATCACCCAGATCCACCTGGCCGGCGCCCGCGGCTATCAGAACACGCAGGATTGGGTCGTGCCGCTCGCATCCGATGCGGAGTTCGCGGAGATCGTCATCAACTCGGTCTTGCCGCCGAGCTTCTCCCGCCGCGTCATCGCGGGCGGCGGCGACTCGATCGACGACATCGGCACGTCGGACTATCTTCTGCTGCCGGACATTGACCGGCTGCGGGCGATCATCGATCAGATGGCGTTTCCGTTGCAGCCGATTAAGCTGCCGGACGACCCAGCCGCCGACGACGAGCCGCTCTACTGCCTGCACATCTCTCCGATCCAGGCCCACCACTTGAAGACTGCGACGGGCGATCAGGCATGGCGCACGTTCCTCCAGAACGCCCACAACCGCGGAACGCTGGTGAAGCATCCGCTGTTCACGGGCGCGCTCGGCATGTGGAACGGCATCCTCATCAAGAAGATGGGGCGTTCGATTCGCTTCGAACTCGGTGACGTCTGCGACGAGGAAAACTCGGCCGGGACTGTCGTGCAGACGGCCGCCGCTCAAGCAACCGATCGGGCAATCCTGCTTGGCGGGCAGGCCGCAGCGTGGGCCTACGGCAAGCACGGCACGTCGAATACCCACTATATGTGGCACGAAGAGATGACCGACCACAACAACGTGCTTGAGGTCTCTACGGCTGCGATTGCGGGCTGCTCGAAGATCCGCTTTACCGGATCGGACGGTCTGACGCACGATCACGGCGTCATGGTACTCGACTCCTATGCGCCGACTGTCGTTTAAGCGGCAAGCGGCTACCCATCAGATCACCGGAGGTAACTGAAAACCATGGCACTCGGAACCCACAGAGCAGCGGACATTGGCCGCCAGCTCAAATACTTCGGCCCGCACGGCAATCTTTCGGTCGCGCCCGCGAAAATCGTCGTACCTGCGTCCGCGTTGCAGAACGATACCGTCGATTTCATGGAGATGCCGGTCGGTACTCGCATCGTCGACGCGATCGTCCGCAACAGCGGCGACACGGCGGGCGCGACGACGACACTCGCCGTTGGTATCGCGCAGAAGCCCGGTCATCTCGACACCAAAGTGGACGTCGACGCGCTCTTTACCGCCGCGGTATTGACGACCGGCAATCGCCTCGTGAACGGGCGCAATAACGCGGCCGTCGGCGATACGGAACTCACCCTCGATGACACGTATCTCATCCAGGGCACCCTCGGTGCGGGCGCGGTTGGCGACAACCCCGTGACGATCGAACTCTGGATCTTC